CCAGGTACTCCTCCCCATCCTCCAGTTCTGATTCCGACTGAAGGAGTAAATCGTGAAGTAAATCTAGCTTTCTTTCGAGGTTTCCAAGTGCCTGTAGCACTGCTGACTCTTGGTCTTTTTCGTCCGAGCATACTTCTTTATTCGTTTTACGAGGTTTCTTAAATGGCGCTTTAGTTGTTTCCATAAGAAATAGAACATGAAATAGATGTTCATTTCATTTTCGCAAATTTATGATTTAGATTTGTGATCTTTATTTAATTTTTAGGAGAAATTCCAGGGAACACGTCAATCATTTCTGAAATTTCAACAAGTTGAATTCTTGCGTTCAATGCACGCATTGAAGCTTGATCAACGTTCTTATAACTCTGATCGAATCTCTGATTGCTGGTTATTATTACTGGTACATTGTCGTTCTTGTAATTGAGAGCACCATGAACCTTGAGTACCGTTGGTGAACCATCTAGAAAAAGTAGCAGGTCCGAGACAGTCCAACCAGCACGCAATTCCTCCATTGCTATCAAGCCGTATTTCCCATCTTCCCAAGGTGGAAAGTACGGCCCTTGCGCCGGGACTCTGTATACGTTGAGATAATTCCGAAGCTTGGAAATTAACAAGCTCTTCCCAAGGAGTGTGCCTCCAACTATCATTAAATGAGGAGTTCGAGGCACTCTTTTCTTGTTGATGTTGTTGTTGAACCACGTTGCAATTTGGTAGTTGGGTGAGTTCAATTCGAATTGGTTTAGATCTAGCTCTTGCCACGGGTCCTTCTCCGTTGTTTGTTGAGTCTTTAACCAGCTGTGGGCGTACTGTATTTTTTGTAAGTTCATAATTACATAGCCTGGCTCTGCATCGAGGCAGTCTTTGACAGACTTACCCTCGAGCATTAACTTGGCTATGACCTCATTCTTAGGGTTTTTCTTAGCTATAACAGCCTGGGCAGACATGTTGTATTCTACGAAGTCTTGCATTGCTCCGTTGAAGCGTCCTTTGACTACGTAGTTTACTACATTCTTGACGTTCCTTGCTGCTTGAGTGTTGGGATGATAGCAAGGATCGTCGTAATTTAAGTCGAAGTAATACGAGAATTGCTCTTTGTTCAGCCTGATCTTCTCTTTCAATTGCACAAATGCGTGCAAATGTTGATTTCCGTCCTGATGTAGTTCTTGACTGATACAACAGCAGTCCAAATTGTCCTTCAATAGGTCTTGAAGGAAGTCCAGTAAGCACCGCGGTGGTACTGGACATTGAGGATAAGTTAGAAATATGTTCTTGAGCCATTTCTGTCTTGGTTCCATTATTGAGATCTGGAGATCTATTGGCGATAGTAATATTAGATCGCCAATAAATCTCTTTTATGTTGTTAGTCAAACTTTAGTCAAATGTCCCTTTCCTTGAAATTTCTTATTGTGAAACGGCGTGTTGTATCGGCTCACTTCTGGTAACCACTCTGAGCCGTTTCCTTGTGCATGATACGCTTCGCTTTTTGTATTCAGTTTTTCTTCTAAGTTGTGTCGTTTTCCCTTGTTTCACCGCTTCCTCGGCTCCGGCTTCGGCCCCTACGCACTACCCCGCAAGCGGGGACCCCTAGTGCTGCGGTCGTGCTCGCCTCCGCTATCTTCGTAAGCGGTGAAACGAAGGGGCCCGACGACACGGATACCTCAGTGCATGATACAATTGGGGGGGCTTTTTTTTTCTTTTTTTTTTATTTATGATACAATTTAAGAATCATCGTATCTAAGTCTTCCGTAGAAGTCAATTGCAGGTGAGACTGTCGGGGCTGAGCCTGTTCCAATTTGAGTATAGATATAAAGGAGATAGATTGAGTTGGTTGCAATGTCCGCAACGGTTCCTGCGACACCGGCATTGTAAACCGTTGTTACATTAATTTTCCTGAATTTCTTGTGGACAGTTGATGGTCTTCCACCTAATTGATCAACTGGACATTGATAATCATGGAGTACAGTAAATCTGTCTCTGTTATCCATGTTCATAGGTGAAATAGCAGAGACAGTTTCAAGGATCTGTGCAACAGTAGGTGCTGTTGCGTTAGTTTGTTTGTCCATTACGATCATGAGACGGATATAACCGCTGAGAGGGGTTGCACCGGCATTGGTAGGAACACCAATTGCAGCGCGGAGTAAATAATTTTTAAATACGACTTTTTTGCCGATTCGTTGGCTGGCACCAGTTCCAGGTTGAAGTCCATTCATTAGGACCAGAGTACCAAAATCGGAAATGTTGTTTTGAAAGGCAGTATCTACATACTTGAGCTCTCCTCGTCGTCCAGGTACTCCTCCCCATCCTCCTGTTCTGATTCCGACTGAAGGAGTAACTCGTGAAGTAAATCTAGCTTTCTTTCGAGGTTTCCAAGTGCCTGTAGCACTGCTGACTCTTGGTCTTTTTCTTGAGAGCATTCTTGATTCGTTTTGCGAGGTTTCTTAAATGGCGCTTTAGTTGTTTCCATAAAAAGTAGAACATAGAAGTGATGTTTGTTTATTTTTCGGAACAATTTATACTTTTCGGTGTGATTCTTTATTTAATTTTTAGGAGAAATTCCAGGGAACACGTCAATCATTTCTGAAATTTCAATAACTTGAACACGGGCAAGCAAAGCTCTCATCGAGGCTTGATCAACCCTATGATAGCTTTGCTCAAAGGTCTGGTTGCTAGTTATTATTACTGGGACATTGTCGTTCTTGTGGTTGAGACCACCATGAATCTTGAGTACCGTTGGTGAACCATCTAGAAAAAGTAGCAGGTCCGAGACAGTCCAGCCAGCACGCAATTCCTCCATCGCTATCAAGCCGTATTTCCCATCTTCCCAGGGAGGAAAGTACGGCCCTTGCGCCGGGACTCGATATACGTTGAGATAGTTCCGAAGCTTGGAAATTAGCAAGCTCTTCCCAAGCAGTGTGCCTCCAACTATCATTAAATGAGGAGTTCGAGGCACTCTTTTCTTGTTGATATTGTTGTTGAGCCAAGTTGCAATTTGGTAATTGGGCGAGTTCAATTCGAATTGGTTTAGATCTATTTCTTGCCATGGGTCCTTCTCCGGTGTTTGTTGAGTCTTTAACCAATTGTGCAGGTACTGAACTTTTTGTAAGTTGAATCCAACATAGCCTGGCTCTGCATCGAAGCAGTCTTTAACAGACTTACCTTCGAGCAGTAACTTGGCTATTACTCCGTTCTTAGGGTTCTTCTTATTAAGAACATCCTGGGCACACATGTTGTACTCTACAAAGTCTTGCATTGCCCCGTTGAATTTGCCCTTGATAACGTACTTGATTACGTTCTTGGCCGACCTTGCTGATTGAACATTGGGATGATAGCAAGGATCGTCGTAATTTAAGTCGAACCAATACGAGTATTGCTCTCTGTTCAGCCTTATCTTCTCTTTCAATAGAACATAGGCGTGCAAATGTTCGTTTCCGTCCTGATGAAGTTCTTGACTCATACAGCAGCAGTCCAAATTGTCCTTCAATAGGTCTTGAAGGAAATCCAGTAAGCACCGAGGTGGTACTGGACATTGGGGATAGGTTAGAAATATATGTTTCAGCCATTTTTGTCGAGGTTGATCAGTCATCTTTTGTTGAGATCTTGAGATCTACTGGCGATAGTAATATTAGTATCGCCAGAAGATCTTTTATATTTTCGGTCAAACTTTGGTCAAATGTCCCTTTCCTTGAAATTTCTTTATTTTAACACGGTGTGTTATGTCGGCTCACTCTAGTTAACCACTCTGAGCCGTTTCCTTGTTCATGTTTACGCTTCGCTTATGTAGTACATTTTAGTTCTTAGTTGTGTCGTTTTCCCTTTGTTTCACCATGCCTCAGCTCCGACTTCGGCCCCTACGCACTACCCCGCAAGCGGGGACCCCTAGTGCTGCGGTCGTGCTCGTCTCCGCGTTTTTCGTCATGGTGAAACGAAAGGGGCCCGACGACACGGATACCTCAGTTCATGTTTACATTTGGGGGGCTTTTTTTTTTAATTTTTTTTTATTTATGAGTCATCATATCTGAGACGGCCATAAAAGTCTATGGCTGGAGTAATAGTTGGGGCTGAACCAATTCCAACTTGAGTGTAGATATACAATAAGTACACTGAATTCGTAATGATGTCAGCAATAGTTCCGGAAACACCTGCGTTATAAGCAGTTGTAATGTTGAGGGTCTTGTACTTCTTAACGGCTACTCCTGCTCTAGAACCTAGTTGATCAATGGTGGTTTGATAATCATAGAGTACTACGAATCTGTCTCTATTATCCATGTTAATAGGAGCAATAGCAGAGACAGCTTGAAGGATGCTTGCAACTGTTGGTGCCGCGGCATTGGCTTGCTTATCAGCAACCATCATTATTCTAACAAATCCATTGAGTGGAGTTGCTCCGGTGTTAGTAGGTACACCTAAGACCATTCTGATAAGACAATTCTTGATAACAACCTTCTTTCCAATTCGTTCAGAAGCACCAGTACCGGGTGCAAGCCCATTCATTAATACAAGTTTTCCAACATCTGGAACATTATCCTGAAACGCAGTATCTACATACTTGAGCTCTCCTCGTCGTCCAGGTACTCCTCTCCATCCTCCTGTTCTGAATCCAACTGAAGGAGTAGTTCGTGAAGTAAATCTAGCTTTCTTTCGAGGTTTCCAAGTGCCTGTAGCACTGCTGACTCTTGGCCTTTTTCTTGAGAGCATTCTTGATTCGTCTTACGAGGTTTCTTAAATTGCGCTTTAGTTGTTTCCATAAAAAGAAAAACATGAAAGTGATGTTTGTTCATTTTGCGGAACAATTTATACTTTTCGGTGTGATTCTTTATTTAATTTTTAGGAGAAATTCCAGGGAACACGTCAATCATTTCTGAAATTTCAATAACTTGAACACGGGCAAGCAAAGCTCTCATCGAGGCTTGATCAACCCTATGATAGCTTTGCTCAAAGGTCTGGTTACTAGTTATTATTACTGGTACATTGTCGTTCTTGTGGTTGAGGCCACCATGAATCTTGAGTACCGTTGGTGAACCATCTAGAAAAAGTAGCAGGTCCGAGACAGTCCAGCCAGCACGCAATTCCTCCATTGCTATCAAGTCGTATTTCCCATCTTCCCATGGAGGATAATAAGGCCCTTGCGCCGGGCACTTGTATACGTTGAGATAGTTCCGTAGTTTGGAAATGAGCAAGCTCTTGCCAAGGAGTGTCCCTCCAACTATCATGAGATGAGGCGTTCGAGGGACTCTCTTCTTCTTGACGTTGTTGTTTAACCACAAAGCTATTTGGTAATTGGGCGAGTTCAAGTCGAATTGGTTTAGATCGATTTCTTTCCATTCGTCCTTTTGTTGAGTTTGTTGAGTCTTCAACCAATTGTGAAGGTACTGTACTTTTTGTAAATTGAATCCAACATAGCCTGGCTCTGCATCGAAGCAGTCTTTAATAGACTTACCTTCGAGCAGTAACTTGGCTACTGTGTCAGACTTAGGGTTTTTCTTAGCAATTACAGCCTGGGCAGACATGTTGAACTCTACGAAGTCCATCATGGTTCCATTGAAGCGACCCTTGACGATGTATCCTACTACTTTTCGGACGCTCTTGGCTGATTTGATGTTGGGATGATAACACGGATCGTCGTAGTTTAAGTCGAAGAAGTACGAGAATTGCTCTTTGTTCAGCACGATTCTCTCTTTCAATTGTACAAATGCGTGCAAATGTTCGTTTCCGTCCATATGAAGTTCTTGACTGATACAGCAGCAATCCAAATTGTCCTTCAATAGGTCTTGAAGGAAGTCCAGTAAGCACCGCGGTGGTACTGGACATTGGGGATAGGTTAAAAAGATGTTTTTTAAGAATTGTTGTCTTCGCATCTTTTGATGTTTTGATGCTTAATGGCGATAGGTAATATTAGTACTATCGCCATTTTTTATATGTTTTCGGTCAAACTTGGTCAAATGTCCCTTTCGTTGAAATTTCTTTATTTTAACACGGTGTGTTATGTCGGCTCACTCTAGTTAACCACTCTGAGCCGTTTCCTTGTTCATGTTTACGCTTCGCTTATGTAGTACATTTTAGTTCTTAGTTGTGTCGTTTTCCCTTTGTTTCACCATGCCTCAGCTCCGACTTCGGCCCCTACGCACTACCCCGCAAGCGGGGACCCC